CTGTTCGGCGACCTCAAGGAGTTGGATTTTTTGGAAAAGCACCGACACGTTTTCGAGCGGTTTGCAACGTTCGACAATTTGTATGACGGTTACCGTAAGGCAAGTAAAGACAGGCGTTATCAGGGATGTGTGCTTAGGTACACCGACCACCTTGAGGAAAATTTGATAAACTCGGTGAATCAGCTTCAATGGCATGAATATCATGTTGGCGAACTTCACCAATTTTATGAATACTACCCCAAGAAGCGCATCATCAGCAGCCTGCCGTTCTATGACCGAGTGATAAACTGCGGAGCCTACAATGTTCTGTGGCCTATCTATTTGAAGTCTATGTACGAGTACAGCTATGGAAGTATCGATGGACGAGGGCCGCTAAAGGCGGCTTTTGACATTCAGCAATGGATGCGAAACGCAGCAAGGATGAATGGAGATTGGCGGGTCGTCAAGCTTGACATTGCCAAATTCTTCTTTCGGATTCCTGTTGATGTTCAGCTGCGAGAACTTACTCGCCCGCTGGACGACCCAGATATGGTGTGGTTTCTCGAAACGGCCATCCGGGCGGATGGTCGTCCGTTGGGGCTTCCTGTTGACTGCACCGACGTAACAACGGCTGAACGCATATCCGGTGTTGGGATGCAGTGCGGGTCAATCATAAGCCAGATGACTGGAAATGTTGTTCTCACGCCTCTGGATCACTACATCAAGCGCACAATGCACGTTCCGTACTATGCTCGGTTTATGGATGATATGCTTCTGCTGGTCGATGGGAAAAAGGCAGCTTGGGAGGCCGTGGAAGAGATTGACGGATATCTCCGTGAAAATCTCGGATTGCAGCTCAACAACAAAACTGCCGTTATTCCTCTCGGCCATGCGGTCGAGTTCGTTGGCCGCAAAATTTCCCCTGAAAAAATTGAACTGCGGCGGCAGACCTCTCTCGGTATGAAGAAGCACCTGAGATATGTTCGAGAGGCCTATGGCCGCGGTGAGGTTCCACTTGAGTACGCCCTGAGCGTGATTCAGAGCTATCTGGGCTTGATGCAGGGCTGCAACAACGATGCCCTGCGAAATCAGATTCTTGAGGACTACGTTCTGGTTCGCCACTCAGATATGCTGGATGCAGCAGAATAAAATCAAAAGGCAGCTTCACCCGCCGGGGTGTGGCTGCCTTTTTTGTGCAGGAGGACACAATGAGTATCCAAGAAATACTGACGGCGGGGGGCGGGACGCTGATAGTCCTCCTTACGCTGGTCCAGATCGCCCCCATCAAACTGAATCCGTGGTCGGCCATTGTCAAATGGATCGGGCACGCTCTTAACGCCGAGGTGTTGGAGAAGCAGCAGGAAACTCAAAAGAAGCTGGATGAACACATCCGGGTCGATGATGAGCGGAATGCGAACCTTCTTCGCACCCAGATTCTGCGCTTCAATGACGAACTGATTGACGATAAGCACCACACGAGGGAGCATTTTATCGAGACTTTGGCCATCATTGATGCCTATGAGGACTACTGCCGCAGTCACCCCAACTACAAAAACAACCGCTGCATCTGTGCGGTAGCGAATATCAAACGGGTGTACAATGAGCGGCTTCAAAAGCACGACTTCTCTTGAAGGAGGTTTTCTACATGAGAGTCATCGTCTATCAGGCCAGCGACACATCTGCCCTGAGCAAGAACTTCACCCGCAAGGACTTCAAGTGCCCCTGCGGGTGTACTCGCCAGATGGTCGATTCGGAGCTGGTCGAAAAACTTCAGGCCATCCGGGACAAGCTGGGCAAGGCCATCAAGGTGACCAGCGGATACCGTTGCATCACGCACAATGCCAGCAAAACCGTTGGCGGAAGCCCAAATTCCAAGCACCGCTATGGTATGGCGGCAGACTGGCGCATGGTGAACCGCAGCATCAATCCTGTGGCCTTGGGCATCATCGCCACCCAGTATTTCAAGGCGGTAGGCATCTACTGGTATGACGGCTGTGCCATCGTACACACCGACACCCGCGATGCAAAGGCAACGTGGCTGTGCGATGCCCCGCGGCACTACCCCAGCACCACCTACCAGAAGTTCATTCTGCCGACCATCCGCCGGGGTTGCACCGGGGATGCAAACCGTGCAGCCACGAAGATGCTCCAGCGGCTGCTGGGACTGACCCCGGACGGCATTTTCGGCGAGGGCACAGAGAACGCGCTGCTGAAAGCGCAGGAGGCTCATGGGCTGACTGTGGACGGCATCTGCGGCCCTGCCAGCTGGAAGGCCATATCCGGGGCTTCCAAGTACCTGTGAAACATCCGATATAACCAACACGACAAAACGGCGCAGGGGTGGCTCCCCGCGCCGCTGATGCTTATAGGAGGCAATATCATGGAAGCTATGCTGAACTTTATTCCCGCTCCCATCGCCATCGCTCTGATGCTGCTGGGCTTCGTTGCTCTGGCAGTCGGGGGCATCCGGCTGGGCTACAAGGCCACCGTCAAGGATCTGGCTCTGGAGCTGGTCGAAAAGGCCGAGCTGTCCATCATGGGCAGCGGGCAGGGTGCCAAAAAGAAGAAGCAGGTGTTCGCCGCTCTCCGCGCCAAGTGCCCGGCGGCTATCCGCTGGGCCATCACCGACGAGGTGATGGATGCTGTCATCGAACACGCCTTTGATGTTATGACCGCAGCACTGGGCAAAAAGTCTTGACTGCTGCATTAGTGCCGTGTAAAATAGAGGCACTTGAAAAGCTTCGGCTTTTGTAGAGAGTGGCCCGGCATGGTCCACTCTTGATTTTATATTTGGCTACCTCGGTAGCGCGCAAAAATCCCCCTGCATTGACCTTCGGGCCAGTGTAGGGGGATTTTTTGTTTGTTAGAACTTCATCTGTGCAGCGTCTTCAACACTCACGTCGTCGAAACACCGGGTCAGTTCATCAAGGACTTTGCGCTGTGTTTTCTCACTCAAACCGGCGTTGCGCATCGCCATGACACAGTAGCCGATGCAGGCTGCGTTTGACCACGGTCCATTCAGTGACAGGAGCATTTCTTCCATATCGATTACCTCCGAAGATCTCCATTGTATATGCGAACAAGCACCCAGTCAGACAGGGGCTTGACGTTGCCGCCCCAGTCCCGGAGGGCTTCATCGGTGCCGCAAGCCTCACAGATGTACACGCCATTGGCGTGGCGACTCAGTGCTCCGTGGGTCAGCTTGTCCGGCATCCTCTCGCCGCAGCGGGGGCACAGCGGCCAGCCCTGCTGCTGGTCATAGACCATCTTCTCAATAGCTTTTTCGTCCGTCATTGTACTTCCTCCTCAAACGTCTCGGCTAACCGAGTGATATGCAAACCAGTGACCACGCCGCCGGAACAGATAGAACCAATTCGTGAACTCCTGCCCTGTGCAGTCATAGGGGCTGTTGTAACTCTTCAAATAATGATGGTTAAGAAACCAGTTGGTAGCGTCCATCTCGTGCGCCTCGTCCAGCTTATCGGGCAGCTGAACAAGCTCCAGACGGCCGTCATAGTCGGCACAGATGATATGCACATCAGGGGCGGGGCGGTTATTGTAGGCCCGGATCTCCATCTTAACGGTTGCCGCCAAGTTTTTCACGGCAGCCCTCTTTTCGGCAGAGGCGGGAATGTCGCTCTGCATGAACATCAAGAGTGCGTACGCATCCCGCAGCCTCTCGTTATCGGTAATACTGAACATGGTCACCACCTCCTTACTTCATGTTCTGGCGTTCCCAATCGGACCAGCGGTAAATTTCCTTGCAGGACATGGATTCCGGCTTGCTGGTCTGGATATAGTCCTGCTGGCCGAAGATCTCCAACTGGTCGATGTTGTCCGGGCTCTGGGTGATGATTTTCGCCGGGCGGCCAACCTCACCGCCGGGAATCTCAATGCGGCGCAGATACAGGTTGCTGTCAAAGTACCAATCACTCTTGATGTATCGCTCTTCGGCATCGGTTCCCTCGATGGCCTCAATGTACTTGCCGAGCGCACCGAAGACTTCCAGTCTGGTTGGTGCTTTGTCGAAGTCGGTCACATCAAAGAGTTTGATATAGGAGATTCGGCCGCGTTCAACGGCAAGCTCCTCGATGGTACCGGAGTATTTGTAAAGTTTCATTGTCATATCCTCCAAATGCCCGTATAGCCAGATAGCGCAGCTTTTCGGTTTTTAGGCGGCGGTATTTTCGCTCTCGGCCTCTGTCAAAAATGCAGAGGTGAGATGCAGGCGGGCGGTCTTGAATTCCGGGCCTCTCATGCCAAGACGCTTGGTGAGCACTCGCATCATCAAATCGTGCTTCTGCTGCTGGGTGTAACCGCTGATGGACTTGAAGTGAAGGTTGTCGTGGTCACAGTTGATAGCCCATGCGCTCATTGCCAAGCAGAACTGAACGTATGCTTTGATGCGCCCGGCGTGGGTGGTTCCGTTGAACAGCCGGAACTCCACGGTGCCCTTTGTGAAGAATGCATGGAGGTTGATTCCGTGATAACGGGTGCTGTTGTAGTGGGAAGAATCCACACCTCCATCATATCCGTCATTCACCACGCTGTACCAGATGCGCTCTGCATCGTTCCGGCTTGCCCGGCCGTTCTTCTTCATTTCACGGAACAGGGCAGGGTTGATTTTGTGGCACCAGTGGTCTGCGCGGCTGCCGATCTGCAGGGCTTCGTAGAACAGATCCTGCCGCCCGGTGGCGAAGTTCAGCAGCCGGCAGAGGCTTTCGGGCGTGTGGTTCGCACCGTCAACGTGTACGTGGATACCACAGGAGCTGTTCGCCATGGCACCCTTCTTGACCAGTGCCCGGATGACCTCTTGCAGGTCGGTGATGTCCTCATACTGGAGAATCGGGGTCACGACCTCGCAGCGGTAGGTATCGTCTGCCTCTACGATTGCACCACCTCTGCGCCGCCGAGGAGTGATGGAACCGTCTCTCATGCACTTCCATACGCGGCCTTTGCTATCCTTGGCCTCGTACGTCTGGTAGGTGCCACCTGCAAAGTGGATACCGCCGACACCGAAGTAGTTGGCGATGACGGAGGCGGCTGTTCCGCGGGAAACGCCCGTCATTTCAATCTCAACGCCGAAGTTTTGGCTCTGAATCGTGACCATCTTTGCGCCCTCCCCTTAGTGCAGCTGTGCAGCGTGCTTGTGGTAGGTGACGGTGTAGCGGCCACCGTGCTTGACGACCTTGATGTCGTCCATCTTCACGCGCCGGACACCGAACTTCTCGTGGATGTACTTTTTGACCATCGGAGCGGCCTTTGTGGTCACATCCACCGCGCTGTCATTGCTGCGGCGGCTCTTGTAGCGGTCAAACCGCTTCTCCTCGGCGGCGTTTGCTTCCTCCTCTGTGCCGTAGAATCCATCCTGTGCGCGGTTGTTCAGACGGTAGAACTTCTTGTTGCTGATGACCTCTAGACGCTCATTCCAGACGGTGTTCCAGCGGTCTTCCTGATTGGGCTTGATGTCGTCCTTGACCCGGCCAACAATCAGCTCCACACCCTCGGTGCCAAGGTAGTTGTTAAATGTGGTGAGCAGCACCCGGATGATCTCGGTGCCGTTTGTGAGGTCGATGTGAGCGACCTCGCCCTGGCTTCCGCCCATCGTTCCGGCGTTGATGTAGTAGCCCTGCGCCATGTAGCTGTTGGCTGCGGCGGTGAACTCGCGGTTAATGTCAATGAACTTCATGCTGTTACCCTGTTGTCTTTCTAGCCTTACTCTGTTAAAATAGAGGGCGGCCGGGGTAAGGCTCCCGGCTCGCCGTTGGTTCGGTGTTGAAGATCAGTTGCTTTGGACGGTGGCTGGTCTTCTTTTTTTACTCTTCCATAATCTTCTTGACGCTCTCACGGAGCTCTTCCAGCGTTTCACACTTCTCGATGAGTTCGAGGATTGCTTTGAGCAACGCCTTGGTTACGTTCATGTCTTCCATTCACCTCACTCCTTTCTGTAAGGGGCTTTCGCTCTCTGCCTTACATCTACATTGTACACCTTTTTGGTTTACTTGTCAATAGTTTTGATAAACTTTTTTGATTTACTTTGAAATAAAAGAGGTTGACAAGTAATTGATTTTGGTGTACCCTATACATGAAAGGAGTGGATGAACACATGACAGTGTCGGACATCATCAAGGGGCTGCTTTCCATGACAGGGAAGAAGCAGACAGATCTGGCTGAAGTCCTCGGTATGAGCAGCAAGCAGGCAATGAGCAACAAGGTGCGTATGAACCGCTGGTCGGCGGATGACCTTATCAAGGCAGCAGAACTGTGC